TATTTAAACTAGACACATCAAATAACAAAGTTAAAATATATAACATAATAGATGCAGTAGATAGGTCTTTTAGCAACGAAGATCTTGAGGAATTACTAGAAAAAGAGTTATCTTTAATAGAATTTATCTACAAAGTCTATGCAATACGAAAAAGAAATGCTGGAGAACTTACTTAAAGAGTCGGGTATAGACTACAAACTAGACAATCGAATAAGACCTAACAAGCACCCAAACATGAAGCGTTTAGAGGTAGCTTTAAAAAATCATGGGGTAAACTATATGTACTTTCATCAGACAGATAGTCTAGCAGTAACACAAGTAGATATAGGAAAGCATAACGCCTTGTGCCACACCCTTATGATGCCCTCAGAAGATGGTATAAGTGTTTTAATGGTAGTAAACAATGATATTGATTTAGAGTTAGTTATGGAAGGTATAACGCAAAGCCTAGACAGAATAATGCCTGAAGATATATCTTATAATATTTTAGGAATAATATAGTAATATGTAAAATAATTTACTATATTTGCATCAGAAGTTAATTAAATTTAAAAACCAAAAACTATGGAAAAGTCAGAAACAATTGGCAAGCTAACCCTTGCCTTATCGAAAGTGCAGTCTCAATTAAGACCTGCAAAAGAAAACTCAAAAAACCCTTTCTTCAAGTCAAGCTATGCCGATCTTGGATCAGTATGGGATTCTGTTCGTAAACTACTAGCAGATAACGAGTTAGCAATCATTCAAATGCCTACTGATGTAGGTGGTGTAACAACAATCTTATCACATTCTAGTGGAGAATACCTAGCATCAACTTGCTACATACCAGCAAAAGAAGATGCACATGGTGTAGGATCTGCTATATCTTATGCTAGAAGATATGCTCTTGCATCATTTGTTGGTGTAGTTACAGGAGATGATGATGATGGCAACATGGCTGTTAAGGGTACTCGTATGAGTTCAAGTAAGAAAACCGCAACTAAGCCTAAACTAACAGACTCTCAGTATAAGTCTATGATGAAGGCTATTGAAGATGGTAAGGGTAGTGTGGTAGAGCAAAAGATGGCTGGATACACTATGACTAAAACCCAACAAGACAACCTTAACAAAGTCCTTAAAATATCTAAGACCTTAGTGTAATGAGTTTAGATAAGTTTATAAAGAAACTAGTCGATGACTCCTTTTATTACTCTGACTACGAGTTTGTAACGAACTCGCAGTTAGGGTTAATAAAGAAGGATGTTAGAACTTATAAGATGATGAGGGATAATCCTGAACTCAACAAGGAAACTATGCCTATGATCTTTGGTAGAGCATATCATGTAGCTATGTTGGAGCCTAATGACTTTAACAATAAAGTTTTAGTTTTTGATTCGGCTACAAGAACTACCAAAGGATTCAAAGAGTTCAAAGAAAATAATCCTGGAGCATCTACGATAATCTTACAAAAAGAGTATGATAAGATTATGTATATGCAAGATGTATTGTTTAGTCATTCTGAAGTTAAAGATCTTCTTCAATCAGAAGGAGAAAGGGAGATAGCTAACGCTTGGAAGGATGATGATACAAATGTTTTCTGTAAAGGTAAAGCAGACTATCGTAATGATAAGTTGTTGGTAGACTTAAAAACTACTGCAGATGGTAGCTTCTATGGATTCTCTAACTCTTGTAAGAAGTATGGATATGATAGGCAGTCAGCCTTTTACATGGATGGTTTTGATTGTGATGAGTTTGTATTTATAACTCAGGAGAAAGAAAGACCTTATAATGTTTCTATATTTTATGCTGGAGATGAGTTTGTAGAGAGAGGTAGACAAGAGTACAAGTATCTACTAGATGTTTACAGAAGATTCTTCATAGATAACGAGGAGATCGTTGAACAACATTTAATAATGGAAACACTATGACATTAAAAGAAAAGTTAAAAGAAAACAAAATATACAAGCCTTGGCTTGCAGAAAGATTAGGGTTAAGCCGACCTACCCTAGATAAATACTTAGATAAACCTGATGAGTTTAAAGTTAAACACCTTAGAAGGATTGCTAAGTATATAGAAACAACAGAAAGGAAGGCACTAGTTAATTATTTTATAAAAGCTGAAAGCTATGAGTAACAAAACAACTAACAGAATCTACGTTGGAAACGGGGTAGAGAAATTTGATGGGGACATGGTAGAGTTCTCTTTAAACCTAACTAAATTAGGTAAAGAAGCAACAGATCACATGTTCGAGTACAATGGTGAAAAATTCATCAAGCTAAAGGTAGCTAAGATGAAAGAAACTAACGATTATGGTAAGACTCACTACGTTGAAGTGAACACTTACAAACCAGAAGTTAAGAAAGAAGCAGTAGCTGACGACTTACCATTCTAAAGATGGAGGGGCTTGTCCCCTCCTTTTTTTAAACAACCAAAAAAAACTATGAAATACAGAGTATCAGATACAGACATTATTAATATAGATAAGGTAGAATTTATCGAAGTTGATGGTAGTTGTATTAACTTTCATACCTCAACAAATACACACCGATCTGTATATAATAACGAGATAGAATCTAATTGTGTTTTCAATAATATTGTTAATCGTTTTTCTATTGTAGATCTTAGGCTTAATAATTCTAAAAAACCTAAGACTGAAGCTGAAAGAAAGGAAAAAGCATTTGAAATGTTTTGGAATTTATATGATTACAAAAAAGATAAGCCTAACACAAAAAAGACATTCATGAATTTAAGCTTAACTCAAATGGGTAAGGCTATAAAAGGAGTAAAGGCTTACGTTGATTCAACACCTGATAGGACTTACAGAAAATTTCCTAGAACTTGGCTTAATTCTAGAGGGTGGGAAGATGAAGTTAACGTAAATAAAAAGAAATCTAACCGATACGTTAAACCTAAATATATTACAGATGAAAGATAATATGGATATGGAGATGAGGCTTATCGGTAAGATAATGTCCAGTCCAAGAGACTATTACGACTGTCATAGCCTTATATCTGAGGAGATATTTAGCGATCCTTTAAACAGGAAGATATATAAAGTAGTATCTGAGAGGTTAGATAAAGGTGATAAAGTTGATATGATTATAATATCATCTGCTATTAAAGATCCTCTTGTGGACCTCAGGGTAGCTGAGTGCATGAGCTCTGATCATTATGCTTACATAACAAAGAACATGGTTCTATATTTATCTCAAGAAGATAAAAAGATAAGACTTAAAAAACTAGCAGAGCTTACTACAAAGAAGATTGATAATGGTGATGACTTGTTTAACGTTATAGAGTTCGTTGAAGAGCAAATGAAGTCTATCTCTGAGGTCAGGGGTAGTGACATACCTGATATTAAAAAGCAGTTAAAGATACTGCATGATGATATAAGAAGAAGAATGGACTCTGAAAACATGGTTGGTCTACCTACAGGCTTTCAATCAGTAGACAAGTTTACTGGTGGATGGCAAGAGACTGATTTTATTGTTATTGGTGGTGCTTCATCTATGGGTAAGACATCACTTGGTTTAGCCTTTTGCTACAATTGTGCCAAGGTAGGTATACCTTCTGCAGTATTCTCTTACGAGATGGGGGATACTCAGTTACTACAAAGATTAGTTTCTTTAGAGAGTGAGGTTAATAACAGGTACATAATGAAGGGTGCATTAGAGAGTGGAGAGCTTAACAGAGTTGATAAGGCTATAGGAAAGCTAGAGGGTGTTAATCTGTTTATAGATGAGTGTAAGGATTCATCTCTTAGGTATCTTCTTAATAAGATAAGACAGTACGTTATAACTAAAGAGGTTAAGTTTGTTCTTGTTGATTATCTACAGCTTGTTAAGGGTAGTGGTACATCTAGAGAGCAAGAGGTTGCTATGGTGGCTCGTGAGTTAAAAAACTTAGCTAAGGAGCTGAACATAACAATTGTTGCCTTATCTCAACTTAGTAGAGGCGTAGAACGTAGAGATGGTTGTAGACCTAGCCTATCTGATCTTCGTGAAAGTGGAGAGATAGAACAGGCATCTGATATTGTTATGCTCGTGTACAGACCTGAATACTATGGTATTATGTCTGATGATACTGGAAAATCTACCGAAGGACTTGTGGACCTTATATTTGCTAAAGGTAGGAATATAGGAACTGGCACACTACCTCTTAAGTTTAAGAAAGAATACACTAAGTTTATAGATCCTCAGGATTATACTGAGAAGTTTATATCTGCTCAACCATCAGAATCTTTTTAGTTATGGAGTGGGATGTAGAGTCAATTATTAATTTTACGATAGGTTTAATATTTATATTAACCATGATAAAAAGATGCGTAGATAGATTATGAGAAAAGAAATATATCACGCTACAATTCATTACAGATGGAGGACAGTAAGATTTGTTAAAGGAGTGGAGAAGCCTGCTAAGAAGTGGAAAGAAGCTACTCACAGGACCTGTATTAGTGAACTTGATCCTGAAAAATTACAGAAAGTTAAACACTTTACAAGAGGCTTAGAGATAAAACATAAATCAACTAACGACATACAAATAAAGATAGATAAGGTAACTGACTATGAGTTTATATGTATGTCTCACGATGTATATTAAAGTTATAAATATAAATTTATTAACTTTACAATAAAATTGTTAATTAAATTTTAAATTATGGAAACCAAAGTAATTGAGTGGGGATGGGAAAAACAATCTCCAATGGGTATGAGAAGTGAAGATCACATAGCTTTTTTACTCAAAAGATACAATGAAGGTAAGCCAAAAGAAAATCATGTAGAAACTATGGCTGAATTAAACAGAGCATTATTAAAAGAAGAATCAAATAAGTTAAACAGTTAAATTAAATTAAAATGATCTCACTAGCAGTAATCTGCGTTATATTTATTCTTATAGCGTGGAACATGGTAAAGTATTCCCAAAAAATTAAAGAAAATGAAAGACATAATAACAGAGTTCTTGAGACTCTCAAGAAAGAAAAAGCTAAAACTAAACGTAGTTCAAAGGTTTCTGAAGATCAAGTATCGAATAAACGTAAGTATAGAAGTGCTAAGAAAAAGGCTATCGAATCTAAAGTAAAGAAAAATGCAGGAAGAAATAAGAAAAAAGTGTGATGAGATCAGGGATCTTCTCATAGAGAAAAACAAATCCTATGGTAACTCAGTATTCGACAAAGGAGTTTTGTTTAATGTTGATCCTATGTATGCTATCCAAGCTCGTATAAACGACAAGCTTAATAGAATTAAGAGCAAGGAAACTTACATGAGTGAGAACGATCTAATGGATCTCACTGGTTATCTTGTACTTCTTCAGGTTTACATGGATGAAGTAGATAGAAGAATGAGTGAGACTATAAAGTCTACTGAGGTTTATCCTAAGGGTGAAACACCGTTTGATTACGAAATATCCAGTAACGTAAAAGATGAGGGTTGAGCCTAGATTTGAGAGTCAAGAAGATAGAAATAGAGAAGCTGAGACTCTTCGTATACTTCTAGAGGGTAAGGACTTAACCTTTGAGCAATTAGATAGATATGCTCCAGTAGATGCTGAGATCATAGATAATAAAACTATGAAGGTTGTATCTTTATGTGAGGTTAAAACTATGAGCCTTGATATGAAGGACATTAAAAGGGTTAGGACCTCAGTTAGAAAAATACAGCATTGTCAAAAGGAAGCACTTCAAAAACAACTACCTTTATGTATAGCTTGGAGGTTTCTTGATGGAATTGGCTACATTTGGATGCACGAAATAACAAAAGCCACAGTTGAGTGGGGTGGCATGAAAAACCCACGACCAGGATCTATATGGGATAGAGAATTATTATTCTATATAGACCTAGATTTACTAACTATAATTAAATTTTAGAAATGAACAAGCAACAAAAAGATCAAGAGCAAAAGTACAAGTATTTAAAGTTTGACTGTGAGATGAGAGCTAGAGTATTAGAGATAGCCTCAGGACTATCAACAAGTAAGAATGCTAAATCTCTTTTAGAGAATGCAGATAAACTTGCTAAATACGTTTTTGGTATACCTACTCCTCCAAAAGAAAAGAAATAATTCGTATCTTGCAGGCTACAATAATATAGCATGGCAAGTAAAAGCACTAAACATTATAGAAAGAATGAGGAGTCGTATAATAAGAAAAAAAAGTACGACTCCGAATATTCTTCATCTGAACAGAGAAAGAAGTATCGTGTTAAGCTAAACCTTTTTAACAGAAAGAATGGTAAAAAAGGTGATGGAAAAGATGCCTCGCACACTAAGTCTGGCAAACTTGTTTTAGAGAGTCAGTCCAAAAATAGAGCTAGGAATAGAGGTAAGAAGTAATTATTTCATATCTTAGCTTAATGCGATTCAAGAGAAGAAAAGGAAAGCAGATAACTAAAGCTAAGAAACACAACGCAGATGGAATCACATTTGCCTCAGGGCTAGAGCTTTACTGCTATAGAGCCCTTAAAAAAGCAAAGATCCCAAATCAATACGAAGGAAAAACTTTTGAGCTTGTAGAGAAATTCAAGTTTGAAGGACTCCTTATGGATAAGGGAAAAACAAAAGGTAAAACAACCTTTAAAAAGAAGCCTGGTAATATAAGAAATATATCTTATACGCCAGACTTTATTAATTTAGAGAAGGGTTTTATCATAGAAACAAAAGGAATAAGAACCCCTGAGTTTAAGATGCGATTCAAGCTGTTTTTAAAGTATCTTCATGATACCGATCAAAAATTAGACGTATATGTCCCATCAAATCAAAAGGAGGTCGATATTGCAGTCGATACCATCTTAGGTCGGGGTTCTAAAAAACGAGAGTAAGCTGCGTGAGTGCTGCATATTTGTTCTTGTATTCGGGGGGTTAAAGATTTGGTCGTCTGCACCCCCAATACTTTTTTAAAATAATATAGTAATGTTACACGACAGAGACGAAGCTTTACGAGAAGCGTTAAAAAGATCAGATGAGTCTAAAGAAAAATTATTTGAATCTTGGGTAGTTGACCCTGAAGATGAAGAATGCTGTGAAGAACAGGATGACTGCTCTACTTGCGAGGACTAATCCCAAATAACATAGAAGCATATAACTCCAGC